AATATCATAAACCTTATTTTCAATTATTGTCCATGCATCATTTTTCTTATTATGTTTTTTGACTTCGCCCAATGTAAAAGTTTTTTTAGTGCTACCACCTAACGTAGTGTCTTCTACTTTTACTTCTAGTTTGCTTTTGCCTCGTTTATTTGTATGTTTTAAAGTCTTGGTCTTGGTTTTAGCTAATATTTTCACTAATTTAGCTATACAACTTTCAGATGTCATTAAAGCACCTTCGCACCATGCCTGATATTTTGAATAATTCTCTCCAATAATAAAAACACGAGGATAAGGATTTATTAATTTAACACTTAAATAATCAGAGTCTACGTTTTTTTTCCAGCACGCCACACCAGCATCCCAAAAATACATTTTGATATATTTACTTAAAGGCACCTTTATATTATAAATGCTAAATAGCAAATTTAGCTTCTCGTTTAGCTTAACTTTTACGTAATCAAGTCCCTTGCTAACTAATAAGTTATTCCAATAGCGTGCATTTGCGCAATCACTATAGCTACTCATAATTAGTCCATTGTCTGAAGACACAGGAATTACAAATTGAACGTTAGTATTTGTAATTGTTTTTTCAATATTTTTGAACCACACAGAGCCGTTATCTTGTTCTTTATCATAAATCTCGTAAATTCTTAGCAAATTAATTGAGTTTATAGAGTTTAACTCGCTTAGCAAAGGTTTGAAGATTGTCAATTGGGTCAAGCTTTTTTTAGGAATAGCGCATATTACATATTTTGAATATAGGATGTCTGGACTAGACACTTTTGTATTATAATTTGCAACACTTATTTCAAATAGGTCGCTAGTATCATTCTTTTTATAAGTTATATTTTCAACATTTGAGAGATTTTGTAGCCTTATATTATGCGATTTGTAAGCCCTTGTTTTTTTAATAGCTTGTAACAGCCGTTCTATTATTTGTTCTAGCCCTCCGTTAAGTGTGAAAAACTTTGTTTCATTATTATAGTCATATTTAAAATATTCAATAGCATCATAAGCGTTTAATTCGTTTAAGTCAGAAGAATATTCAAATACGTCTTCGACTTTTCGAGAGAATGATGCAGACACATATTTTGTAAGAAACTCATACAAATAATAGCTTTGTTTTGCCGACTTGCCTAATTTGGAAACTAGGGGGCTAAAGAAAAATTTGGTTAATTTGTCCATAATGTAGTCTTTTGTTGATGTTTTATTGCTTACTTTGTTATTTGCTGCTACTTCTATATATGTTTTAGTATTTGGAATAGGGATTAGCTTTGGTTTTAATCCTAGTTCATTTATTAAACTAGTTATGAGCTTATGATGATATCCTAAGCGTCCTGCGCCTAAATCCATAACATATTCTTGCTTGTCTATTGTTTCTTTATACGAATATATTCGGCCGCCATAACGTTGTCCTGACTCTAATAATAGAATTTTTAGATGTGCGTATTTGCTTGACAATTTATATAAAGTGTAAAGACCTGCTATGCCTCCGCCTATTATTACTAAATCATAAATGTTTGTATTATGATTTTTTTTATTTGTTTTATTTTTTTTATTTGTTTTATTTTTTTGTGTGTTAGTCATTTAATTATATATTATTATTATTAACTTATAGCAAGATAATAATAATAATGCTGTAAATCTCTCAACTTTGTATTTATAATTTGCTAATTAGCTAATTAATTAGATAAATGTGATAGTATATTCATTGAATTAGTAACACGTTGGCGCGCTTGTCTTAATTCATCACCCATACGTTCTTGATTTCTAACTAATCTATTATAGGTTGCTGAAGGTATACCTGTTAGTCTTAAACTTCTATTAGATTGTATGTAGTTGCGTAGGTCTTGTGTTGCATCATTATATGCTTGTGTTGCATTACGTCGTTCTTGTAATGCTTGGTTTCTAGTAACTAGCGCCTCTTCATAAGTAATATTTGGAACCGCTAAATGTGCATACACATTATTGGGTATAACTGTTCTACATAATGGACAACTAGCGTGACCAGAGCGCATACTACTTTCTAAACATCCACTATGAAATCTGTGCGTGCATCCTAATTTTGTAATAGCTTCATTTTTTGCCATAGGTTCGTGACAGATTGCGCATTCATTTGTTTTTTCTAAATTTGCATAAATTTGTTCAATTGAGCGGGCGTGTCTTCTTCTTGTTTGCTTACCTCGTACCCGTTTTTGAAGCTTTTTAGCTGCAGAATTTCTTCTTTTTCTGCGACTTGAAGAACTTCGACTTCTTGAAGGCATATAATATAATATTATATTTTTATATTGTTATATTATATTATATTAAGCTGTGCTAGTATTAATGCAATCGTTGTGATTCGGGTAGTGCATTATACATAGCTTCTGCTCGCTCATTTGCTAGACGATAACGTTCGCGCGCTGCCCTTAAATTGAGTTCTTCTATTTGTAAATCTCTAATGCTAATTCTTCGTCGTTGTGTTGCTGTCCTTGTAGTTGCTCTTGTTGTCCTCGCTAATATAGTTGCTATTCTTTGTTCTATAACTTTCACAGCCTCAGACGCTGCTATACTCTCTTGTAGTGCATTTATTACACTATCTACATTATTATTTTGTGTTTGTCTATTGTTTATTGCTCTAGCATTATATAAGTTTCTTAGCATTTGTAGTGGTCTAAATATTAAGTTTCTAAACGTTAGTCTGCGTCTAGTTCTAGCTCTACTTCTAGTTTGTAGTGAAACATTAGTTATAACTCTTCTACAGTTGGGACATTTATTATTATAACGCAAAGCCTGTTTTATACACTTAGTATGAAATATATGTCCGCACGGTAAAGCAATTGTAATATTTTTTGTCATAGGCTCTAAACATAGCGGGCATTCATTGTCTTTAGCTTTTATAGTTTCTTTTAGTAATTTTACTGCTCTTCGACTTCTAGAACCTCGAAAACCTGATTGAATTTTTTGTGTTGCTGCTAATTTTTTTGTTCTATTAGCTCGAAAACTTGATTGAATTTTTTTTGATGCATTAACTTGAATAATAGATGATGACATATATTATATAGGGTTATTATAATTTTTTATAAAAAAGTTATTAAGGAGAATCACTAAGCATTTGCGAACCACTAAGCATTTGCGCGCCAATATGGTTTGAAATTCGTAGTGCATTTTGTGCATTACGTCTTGCGTGTGTTAATAATTGTGCAATTCTATTAGTAATAGTAAAAAGGTGTTGGTCTAATATTTCATCGTTTCTGGTTGGCCTTGTGCTAAAGCTTACATAGTTAGCACTTATATAACTTACTTCATCGTGTAGACTTATTAAAGTAGTCTCGGTATCAGTAGCAGTTACTTCATTAATTATTGCGTGTTCATAAGTTATATTCGGAATTTCTGGTGCATCAGGTAATAGTTGGCTTTGTAGTGCCATACTTTGTTCTATAGTGTCTAGTTCGCGTGCGCGTTCTATATAGTGTCCTATTAGTTCAATTGGTTCTATATCTAATACATAATCTAATTCATGTATTAGTGGTTGTATTTCGAATAGTGGTATTATTTGTCGTTCTTGTCGTTCTTGTTCTTCTATAGAAGGATATGATATATTAGTTACAACTGCCCTACACTTTGGACAAGTTCCACCAGTGCTAGTCAATGAACGCTTTATACAGTTTTTATGAAATCTATGTCCACAAGGTAATGCAATACGAACATCATTAGTCATAGGTTCAAAACATATTGGACAATCATGAACTATTGTACTAGTATTCTTTTCTCTATTTATTACTTTTCTAGTTTGTTTTCCTCGAACTTTTGACTGAATTTTACGACTTGCTTTTGACCTTTGTCTTTTCCTACTTCTAAACCGTTTTTGAATTTTTTTAGCTGCCGAGCTTCTTAATCGCGATGACCGACGTCTTTGCGTTTGTGAAGGCATACTATATATATTATATATAGTATATATAATAGTGTATTATAAAATAATATACTATTATAAAATAATATACTATTATTAAATAATATACTATTATAAAATAATATAAGGCGATAATAATATTATTATATTATACGTCTTATTAATATGGGAGCCAAGCATCATGTAAACCTTTAAGTATTTTTATCCAATTCCCTAGCTCTACCATCTTTCTATCTATAGCATTAGTCATAAACCTCTTATAGCCTTCTATTTCATACAGCTTAAATATTGGTTCGTAATGTTCCATAAAATGGGTTATATGACTAGTAATAAAATCTTTTCTGGCTTGTAAAGCTTGCATATATCTAGCACGCGCAGGCACAGCCCGTGGATCATTAGGGTATCTGGGCAAAAAACGACCTCTAAATTTAATAGTTCTATCTGCTTTCCATAGGCTCATATAAAATATAGCCTCGCTAGTATCATTAGGCCATATATTAGAACTATTAGAAAAGGCTTGCATACCTTCTGTGTATTTCTGTCTGTCACTAGCATTTAAAACCATTGGGTCAAATAGGGGGTCGTATATTCCGTGTTCATAACGTGTAAAATGAGAAGGGTCAAGTGACATAATAAAAGCATCCCGATAGTTATAATATCTTGGAGGTGCACCTTCTGCGCGGTCCATGGGGATATCGCTCTCTTTAAGAACTAAATGTGAAACTATTTGCGACACAAGTGATGGATTTCCAGGGTCAACAAATTCTTGTCCGTATGTTCTTGTATGGACGTCATTTAACATAGTTTTAAGTAAAAAAGATATTTCGTCTTTTTTCCCTTTTGCGTATCTTCTTGATTTATGTTTCTTTACTAAATTTCTCTTTTTTCTAACTTTTCTTGTTTTTGGAATATTATATTATATTATGACTATAATATAATATAATATAAAATAATATACTGTTATAAAATACTATACTATAATAAAATACTATAATAAAATAATATAATATAAGGCTATTAAAACATTACCAAATCTCTGGAAATTCATCAGTTGTAAGCTCCTCTACCCTTTGTGTAGCAATATTCCTAAGCACTTGCGCGCGATCTAATAAATCATGCATTATATAATACATATTAGTAACATCTTGGTCAAGTGATCCATTTGTTCTAACATTTCTATAATTCTGATAATTTTCAGAAGCTTCATAAAATAGCCTTCGTATTTCAGCTACAATTTGGCGTATATTTTCTTGAATATGTAATGCTTGATTTAAAGTTATATTTGGCATTTCTCTCAGGTCGGGTAATTGTGCTAATCGTTGTTCTAGCATTTCAATTTGTTGCATACGTTGTAATATATATTGTCTTCGTTGTATTGGGTCTAATATTGCTGCTGGTGCTTGTGGTGCTTGTGGTTGTTGCTGCGAAAGCGGAACATTACCAAATGTTCGATTTGCTCTTCCTGCTGGTACATATGGTATATTAGTTACAACCGCCCTACACTTTGGACAAGTTCCATTAGTGCTAGCCAATGAACGCCTTATACACTCTGTGTGAAATCTATGTCCACAAGGTAATGCAATACGAACATCATTAGTCATAGGTTCAAAACATATTGGACAATCATGAACTGTTGTACTAGTATTTTTTTCTCTATTTATTACTTTTCTAGTTTGTTTTCCTCGAACTTTTGATTGAATTTTACGACTTGCTTTTGACCTTTGTCTTTTTCTACTTCTAAACTGTTTTTGAATTTTTCTAGCAGCAGAACTTCTTAATCGCGATGACCTACGTGTTTGTGAAGGCATATTATATATATTATATATATAATAAAAATAATTTAATTTTATGCTATATTATATTATTTTTATTTTATGCTATAGCATATTATTTTTATTTTATTTTATAATATAACATAAAAGTTTTTATGCTAGCTAGTAATACATTCCTTGTATTAATCTATCATACTCAGCTGGTGTTATTCCAGTAGTAGGATGAGTATCAAGCTGAGTATCAAGCTGTGAGCTTCTATTATAGGCTGTTGTTGTTATTCCATTAACAGTAATAGGTTGAACACTAGCCCTGCTTCTATTATACTGATCTGTTGTTATTCCATTAACAGTAATAGGAGCCCTGCTTTGTATTGGTGGTGAGAGTCTCGTGTATGCTTGCATATAACTGGTCCATTGTCTATTTACTAGTTCACTGTATGCGTTTTCATTGCGTGGTAAGGTGTTAATTTCTCTTGTTGAAGCGTCCATAAACCTACGCACCTCATCTAATGTTGTTGCACGACTCATATTATCTATTAACGCATTAGCACGATTAATAGCATTCATAGTTGCTCTGCTTTGTCTAGGTGGTTCTTGTAATCGTGGATACGTTTGTAGCCATACTTGGTTTCGTTCTTCCTTGAGAACTGCTCGTTCTCTTTCTGGCAAGCTATTAATTAGTACGTCTGTTTCATTTATCAAGCCAATTGCTTCAACCATAGTAGCAACATTAGCCAATCCTTCTATTAACGCATTGACAGTATTAATAGTAGTATTAATATTACTAGTAGGCATTGAAATACGCCTTTGTAGGTGATACGGTATTTCTGGTTCTATAGATGCTCTACAAAATGGACAAGTCGGATTAGTGGCATTCCATTGTTCAACACACTTTCTATGAAATTTATGACCGCAACGAAGCGTTTTTGTAAGTCTTGGGTACAACATAGTACCATAACATATACTACAATTCTCAACATTTGGATTTGCTAACGCTTTTCTAAATTTTTTTTGAATTCTTCTTGTAGCAAGTCTTCTAGAGTTTAGTTTTGATAAATCTGCTAGCGTTTGTCTTCTTCTTTTTCTTTTTCTGAACGTGTTTTGAACATGTGTAACTACTTTTGTTGTTGGACTTAAAGAAACGCGTCTTGGACTTACAGACTCTGCTATTGGACTTAAAACAGGTGCTGGAGCTATACTAGCTCTAGACCTTCTTGTTAATAATCTTTTTCCTAAACTTCTTAATTTTGCTGTTTTATTTTTTATAAAGTCCATATATATATTAGTATTCTATTTTTTTATAATACTATAATATAATTAATAATAGCCTATGAATTCTAGTAAAAATAAAACTAATACTAATACTAAAACTAAAACTAAAAATGTGTCACAATTATTTAAGTTAATTAGTGAAAAAAAAATATTTTTAGCATTAATTTTCTCAAATTTACTACTTCAGCACTACATTAGTTATTATGTAAGTGCTAATATTAATTTAGATACACCTAAAGAAGAAGAGGAATCTCCTAATAAATATAACACTATTATTATTGTTAGTTCTTATATATTAGCAACACTATTTGTTTTACTTTTAATTTTTGTTCCTATGTCTATAGTGGTAAAATTTATAATATTTTCTCTCTTTTCAGTTACATTTGGAATAATATATGCCTCTCTAAAACACAGATTTGACCCTGGTTTTGTCCATGGGTCAGCAGTAGGAACAGTATTAGTTTTCGTTTTTATGATATTATTTGGGTTAGCACTAATAATGAGCGGCATTCAATATACCAATAAAGTGGCTTTCGGTATATTTTATGCATTAATGTTGCTAATAATAATAGGTGTTATACAATATTTTATGTATAATTATTTAGTTATTACAAAATTAGTGCTAATTGTTTTAGCTGCCTTATTTGCATTATATATTGTTCATACAACAAATAATATATTGCTACGCGACTATGACGGAGATTTTATAACTGCTTCATTTGATTATTATATAGATAATTCGAATTTTTTTTATGCATTAAAAGTTGACCCTGATTAATTTTATTTTATACTATTTTATTATAAAACTATGAATTCTAACAATTCTAATAAATCTAACAAATCAAATTTAGCAAATAAAAGAAAAAAGTCTATTTTTAAGAATGATATATCACAAGTATTTAAGTTGATTAGCGAAAAGCGCTCTTTTTTTGCACTAATTTTAGCAAATTTATTAGTCCAACTTTATATAACTTATTATGTAAGTGAAAATGTCAAAGTCGATGATGAGAAGAAAGGGGCTAAAAAATTCAGCAGCAAATTTATTGCTGCACTACTAGCAACAATTGTTATAATTTTAATTTTGGCACTTGTTCCTATGCCCGCATGGTTGAAATTTATATTCTTTTCTCTCTTTTCCGCTGCTTTTGGTATAATTTTAGGATATAGAAAAACAGGATTAGATCCTAATGTTATTAAGACTGCATTTGTTGGAACAGCTAGTATTTTTGTTTCTATGTTCATATTTGGACTAGCACTAATAATGAGCGGTATTCAATTGGGTTTTAGGACTGCTATTGTGTTACTTTTTGCGTTATTAGCACTAATTATTGTTAGCATTGTGCAAATTTTTATTGTTCAATCGTCGTTATTAAAAAAAATAATAGTCATAAGTTCGCTTATATTGTTTTCAGTATATATTGTGTATGATACAAACAGTATATTACAACGCGATTATGCTGGCGACTTTATAAGTGCATCATTAAACTATTATTTAGATTTAATTAATATTTTTAGTGCATTATTGAGTGATGTGGGGTTAGGTGATTAAGGTATAGGAATAAACTTCCACCCTAAATCGTCACAAATTTTCTTCCATATTTGGTCTTGTTCTATGCGCTTTTCACGGTCTTTTAACATAGGAAAATATGGTAAAAAACTGCGCTCATTTAATAATTCGCATAATTTATATAATGTATAATAATAGTTTAAAAAATTTACTCGTTCTTTAGGACAATATTTCGAATATGGCTTTTGTAGTTCCATAAATAAATTGCATAGTGTTTCTTCGAGCTCTGCACTCATAATAGGCGGTCTAATTCCTAGTTTATCTTTAATAAATGGTATATGTTCGTAATATTTATTGTAGCCCAAGTTTTTCAATATTTCTTTAGTTTTTTTATTTGACAAATCGCTCAAACTTATGCGCTCCTTTTTTATTTGGTTTTTTATGTTTTCAAAAACTTCGTCTGGTATATTTGTGCTTTCTTTAGCCTGAAATTGCGCCAAAATTTCTTTTAAATGATTTATCCGTTTATATGCATATGAGCACACCTCTTTTGGAGGTTCTTTGTATGATGGTTTATCAATATCTATTAAATATTTAATGCTATTCGAGCAATTAGAGCATATTGTCATACCTTCGCTTTCAACAAATATTAACTCGCCATTATTACATATATTACATATATCAGATGGATAAATAAACTTGTCATAATTTAAATAATTAGGGTCTATATTATTGAAATATTTATCAATATTTTTGTTGCTATCATTTTTAACTAATACATTTTTATTTGAATGCTCTAACAAATTGTTAGACGCATCTTGAATTATATTTAACGAAAAGAATTGCTTAACAATATCATTTTTGTCAGAATTTTCTACCATTTCATTAGATGATATATTTTTTTTATTTTCAAAATAATCAAAAATATATTTAGAATTATTCAAATAATAATTCTTTTCTTTATTTCTGAGGGCTTTTATTGTGTTTTTATTTTTATTAATAAGTTCTATTATTTCCGTTTTATTTTTTGCTTTAATTAACATAGTTTCCAATTTATCAATTTGCTTTAAACATTTAGGGATGACTACATCTTCATTATGTTTAAAAGATTTTATTATTTCATTATGTTTATTGTCAAGTGTTGTTTTTATAACCCCATTTCTCTTCATAGCAAGACTAATTATATTTTTAGTGTATTAAAAATTTATATATTAATTTTGTTAATATAAATAAAATGATTTAATTAACTTATAAAAATTAAATAATACAATTAATATATAAATTTTTTCATTTAATTTTTTGATTAATTTAGTTAATTTAGTTAATTTAGTTAATTTATTTAATTAAATTAATTTAATTAATTAATTTAAATTTTAAAAATTTTTTTCTTTAGGAATATTATAAAAAAATGGCTGGTGGTTTAATGCAATTAGTCGCCTATGGCGCTCAAGATGTATATTTAACTGGTAATCCCCAAATTACTTTCTGGAAGGTCACCTATCGTCGTCACACTAACTTCGCGATGGAGTCGATTGAGCAAACTTTCAACGGCCAAGCTGACTTCGGTCGCCGTGTTACTTGCACCATTTCGCGCAATGGTGACTTAGCTTTCCGCACCTATTTACAGATTACACTCCCTGAAATTGGCCAAAGCTTAAAGAATACTACCGGTGATGTATATGCCAGATGGTTAGACTTCCCTGGTGAGCAGTTAATTTCGCAAGTTGAAGTTGAAATTGGTGGTCAGCGCATTGACCGTCAATATGGTGACTGGATGCACATTTGGAATCAGTTAACACTATCGAAAGAGCAAGAACGTGGCTACTACAAAATGATTGGCAACACCACCCAATTAACATACATTTGCGACCCCACTTTCGCCAATGTTGACGGCCCTTGCTCCGCCGATGGTGTTCGTCAGGTGTGCGCTCCCCGCAATGCGTTACCCGAAACAACTCTATATGTTCCCCTACAGTTCTGGTATTGCCGTAACCCCGGTCTAGCTCTTCCCTTAATTGCTTTACAGTACCACGAAGTAAAAATCAATTTAGACATTCGCAACATCGAAGAATGCTTATGGGCTGTTAGTGACATCACCGGTGCGGGTGTCAAAGTTACAAATGCATACAAACAGTCGTTAGCGGCTGCCTCGCTCTTTGTTGATTACATTTTCTTAGACACCGATGAGCGCAGACGTATGGCGCAAAATCCCCACGAATACTTGATTGAACAGCTTCAATTCACTGGTGACGAGTCGGTTGGTTCGTCGTCCAACAAGATTAAATTGAATTTAAATCACCCGTGCAAAGAATTAATCTGGGTTGTTCAGCCCGATATCAATGTTGATTATTGCGCGTCGCTCACAAGCAACCATTCGCTAAACCACTTGCTAGGTGCTCAACCATTCAACTACACTGATGCGCTAGATGCGCTACCCAATGCTATTCACGCCTTCGGTTCCAAGGCTCTTGTTGGCAGTGGTCAATTCATTACTGGTTCATCGGTGTTCGAAGACCCATTTTCTAGTCAGTTAACACCTGGCTCAGCATTCACATCGAATGCTACTGCAACAAGCGCTAGTGGTCCTGTTAATACAACTGAATCGGGTGTTTCGGATGCCGGCACATTCGTTTTAGCTGAAACCGCGCTAGATATGCATTGCTGGGGTGAAAATCCAGTTGTAGTTGCCAAATTACAGCTTAACGGCCAAGACCGCTTCTCCGAGCGTGAAGGCACCTACTTCGACCTCGTCCAGCCCTTCCAGCACCACACCCGTGCTCCCGACACCGGTATTAATGTTTACTCGTTTGCTCTAAGACCAGAAGAGCACCAGCCTTCGGGAACCTGCAATTTCTCGCGCATTGACAATGCCACTTTACAGCTAGTCCTTTCGAATGCGACTGTTCAGGGTGTTTCCACCGCGAAAGTTCGCGTATATGCGGTTAACTACAACGTTCTCCGCATTATGTCGGGTATGGGCGGTTTAGCTTACAGCAATTAAATAATAAATTTTGTGTTTGTTTTTTTTGCATTTAGCATTTAGCATTTAGCATTTTTTACTAGCATTTTATTTTATTTTAATAAATTAAATTAAATTAAAATAACATCAATTATTATATACTTAATTAATAATATGAATATAAGTTTAGTTTTGAGCAGTTTTTATTTAACATATGTATTTTTACTTACAACAGGTGTAATAACATTTACTGAAGCATTACGAACACCTATTCCAGTGGTGCGTCATATTATGAATATTGAAACGTGTATTTCAGTTATAGCGTGTTATTTTTATGGATTATTTATAGCAGAAATTAAAAAATCGCAAGAAACACCAAAAACTCAAAAAACACAAGAAAGTCAAGACCCAAATACAACAGAAGCTAATGACAAAGTAGAATCTGCTATTCCTATAGCAAAAATTAATAATATGCGCTATACTGATTGGTTTATTACAACCCCATTTATGTTATTAGCTCTCTCTATGGTGTTGGGTTATGAAAATAAAAAGCAAGTTAGAATTTATCCATTTTTATTAACATTAGCATTCAATTTTGCAATGTTGGTATTTGGTTATTTAGGAGAAATTAGACTATTAACTAGAAATATAGCAAGTTTTATAGGTTTTATATTCTTTTTTCTAACATATGGAACTATTTGGAAGCTATATATGAGTGGCTCAAAAATAACATCCCAATCAAAATATATATTTTGGATTTTCTTAGGAGTATGGTCGCTTTATGGAGTATTTTATCATACAAAGGAATCAACCAAAATGTTTGGATACAACGTACTAGACTTAATTTCTAAAGCAATAATAGGTCTTTTCTTCTGGTTATATTTAACAAAAACGGTAGTATTTTAATCTAATAGTTAAATATATGAATGAATGACTTATCAAAGAATGACTTATCAAAGAATATTATAATAAAAAAAGACGAATGCAAGAGAATAAGAAAGCACAATGCGATTAAATTACCTAGCACATTAGCAGATTTGAATATACCCAAATATATTAACTATTATAACGAGTGTTATAATATTGAACAAAAACTATATAGAGAATACTTTAAAATAGAAAAACATCCATATCAAGAAAAAAACAAAACATATATTTCTTCCAAGTCTAATAAAATAAGTATACTAGAAAAATTAGATCAAATTAAAAAAATATTAAATGACTTAAATGCAAATGGCAAAAATGATGCTAATGATGCTGGCGCTAATGGCGCTAATGTTGTAGAATTACCCAAATATATTTCTATTAAAAACCACGTAACAGATAGTAATAAATTCTATTTAGTGTATGATAAAAAAGGTGCTAGTCGTTGCACATTACAAGTATTGTGCAATAAGTCCGAACCATTGACACAATGTTTAAATAACTTTTTAGAAACTATTAACAATAAATTTGGAAATAAAAATTGATTAATTAGAGAGATTTTGATATAGAGATATTTATATAAGTATATGTTATATTTAAAAGAGCTTCCTAATGATATATTATATATTATATTAGCCAATACTAACATTATGTGTCACGTATGTCAAAAAAAATATAATTTCAATATTTTATTTTATAAGAAGCAAAGCAAATTCTATTATTGCAGCAAATTATGTTATGAATTTATGTAAAAAAAATCTTTATAAATTTGAAATTGAAATAGCTATGCTATGCTATGCTTTTTTAACCATTAATAACAAATTTGTCATTAATTAGTTCCAATAGCTCATTAACAAGTTTGTCCTCATCAATATCAAAGAAGCACTGAATATTATTAAGGATTAATGAGGCATCATCGTCAGGCGTTAGCTCCTTATCTCCTGGCTCACGTAGTAATGTATTATATACATACGTAATCACAGGAATATTTTCGCAAGTTACAATGCGTGCATTTTTTATATGTTCAATATAATCAAGAACTAGCGGAAAACCTTCAATAAATGCTTCACAATCTGTGTTTAATCTATACATCAAATAATCTAGAATTTCTTGCTCATTAAAATATGCAGTGTACACAGCTTGCGCACATATCTTTTTATATTGACTTTCTACAAATGAACCCGTCACTAGTTCAATGTTAAGGTGGGGCTCATAATTTGTTTTTTCATTAAGCATTTGTGTCTTTAGCATTTATTATTGATTTATTGGATTAATGATATAAAAAGTAATATATTTATTAGAAATCAATTTTATTTATAAGATATAAGAAAAATATATATTATAAATAAAAATTATATATTATAAATAAAAATTATATTAAATATTATTAATAAAAATATTAATATAAACTTTATAATATGAGTTGCATATTATATTATAGTAATTATTGTGACAATTGTAAAAAATTATTAGTATTATTATCTAAGTCAAGTGTTAAAAATGACATTCATTATATATGTATTGACAAGCGTATTGTTAGAAATAATACTACTTATGTTGTATTAGAAAGCAACCAAGAAATACTACTTCCAAATACTATTAATGCGGTTCCTGCGTTAATGATTATAAATGATAACTATAAAGTATTATATGGCGACAACATAATGAGTTTTTTAAAACCAGTTGTGCAAATGGCGGCTCAAAAAGCTACTAACTTTAATGGAGAACCATCAGCATTTAAATTCGATTTATTATCAAGCGGGGTTGTATCAGACAATTTTAGCTATTTAGACCAAAACAGCGATGAACTATCGGCAAAAGGGAGTGGCGGACTAAGGCAATTATATAGTTATGCTACAATAGATTATACAGACAAAATAGAAACTCCACCTGATGATTATATTCCGGATAAAATAGGAGAAATAAATGTTAAAAATTTAGAACAAGAAAGAAATGCTATTTAAATTAACAATTAATTAAATTAATAGTTAATTAGTTAATTAGTTAATTAGTTAATTAGTTAATTAAATAGTAAATTTTATTATTTAAAGTTATTACATTAATTTTACTTATTAATGACAAGTAAAATTAATTTTACATTGACTAATGAAAATGCGATTATGCTTATTAACTTTTATAAAATTTTCAAAGATTTAATTATGGATTTGAAGACGACTTTTAATGATAAAGTTGGTTCGTTAATTGATAACAATAAAGACTATCAGCATATTATTAATTATAGCTTGCCCGATTATAATGATACTATGGATGCTGACGAATATGTTAGTGCTATTGAATTAAGTAGCATTAGCATTGATTTTATGACTTCATTAAATAATGTTTATGAATATTGCAAGCATACTTTTGCAGTGCGAAGTATTGATATATTATACCAAAATGAAGATATTTTTTTAAACAAGCCAAATGTTAAAAATTCAAATGCTAGCGCTATATGCACTATGTTTTTACCTGATATTGAATTTTCTGACCTATATTATGATGATACTAGTGCGCAAACTAAGCAAACATTATGGAAATATTTACAGCTTATATTGTTTAATATAATAACATCTATTGATGATGTTTCATTTTTTGGAGATTCATTAGAATTGCTTAAAATCATTGACAGTAACAATTTTTCAGCTAAAATTCAAAGCACAGTTGAAGAATTAAGTAATATGTTTTCATTTAAAGAAAATAGAAATAGCAAAGCTAAGTCTAATACTAATATGGAAGAAACTGACGAGCAAGAAACTAATGAGGATGAAGATGGAGATGGAGAAAGTTTTTTTGACATTTCAGGAAGTCCATTTGGAATGTTTGATACTATGTTTAATGACTTATCAGCTAATTTTAAAGGCTTTGCTGACTTTGTTGATGCTAATGATGCTAATGATGCTAATACTAATGCTAATGATGCGACTGCGGATGATGCTGATGGCACTGCTAAACATAAAGATTATGCTATTCCAGATAAAGAGGAGCTTTTTTCACATTTAAACAATTTAATAAATGGAAAAATAGGTTCGTTAGCTAAAGAAATAGCGGAAGAAACATCAAAAGACTTTGATTTAGAGAGTGATAACATAGGTGATGTAAATGAACTTTTAAAAGGATTTATGAAAAACCCCTCTAAAATGATGGGACTTATTGAAAATATTAATAAGAAAATAAATAGCAAAATGAAAGATGGGTCAATTAAAGAAAGTGAGTTATTAGAAGAAGCAACTGAAATATTCAAAAATATGAAAAATATGCCAGGTATGAATAATTTTAATGATATTTTAAAATCAATGAACCTTGACAAATTTATGCCTAAAGGTGGAAAGATTAATCCAAGTGCTTTTCAAAATATGATGGAGCAAAATGTTAAAATGTCTAAAATGAAAGAACGTATGAGGAAAAAGGCTGAAACAAATAAAGAGGGGTTTAATGCAACTAGTGCTAATAATGCAAATAAAACTGATTTAAAGGATATAACAGCCAATCTCTCGTCGTTGATGGAAGAAATGAAATCAAATACTAGTTTTATTGATGATATTATTAAAAAGCAAGGAGTTAGTATTAATAATACTCCTCGCTCAAGTGATGAACAATCTAAACGCAGTTCCAACAATAAGAAAAAAGCAAATAGAAAAAATAAATAATGCAAACCTTTAGTAAGTGTTGTTTATAATATTTTATACTACAATATTATAGTATTATAAAATATAGTATTATAAAATATAGTATTATAAAATATTAAAATTTATTATTAAGTTATTATATTATAAAATATTATAATTAAAATTTATTATTAAGTTATTATATTATAATAAATAATGGCTAGTAGTTCTAACGAAACATATATAGGAAAAAATACTGGTCAAATGAAAGATGAAACTTTTTCAGAAGATAATATTATTACTAAAACAATTAAATTAGATAATGCAAATGTTGCAAACAATGCAAACAATGCAAATAATGCAAATAATGCAAATAATGCAAATAATGAAAATAATGAAAACAGCATATTTTGGGTAGCTAATCCAAGTATTTTATTTAGTAAAAATCATTTAACAGAACTATGGCCTAGCGAAAAAATGACACGAGAGCAAAAATTAAATGCTATAACTAGGCTAGTTATCTTATTAACTTTAGCGGGTTTTTTTCTCTCTAATAACTACAAAATTCTTGTTACAGGAATTGTTTCAATAGTTTTCTTAATAATTACATATAAAATTTTAAATAAAGATGTAAATGTAAAAGTAAATGAAACATTTAGCAATGAAAATATATATGATAAAGTGAAGCATAATTTTACTAATCCAACTAGTGCTAATCCAATTATGAATATATTATTACCAGAAATACAGGATAATCCGCATCGTCTTGAGGCAGCACCCGCATATAATAAAGCTGTTGAAAAAGCAATAAATCAAGAAACACAAGACTTTATTATTACTAATTTTAATAATGATGAAACTATTAGAAAAAAATTATTTGATGACAAAGGAGATAAATTTGATTTTGAATGTTCAATGAGACAATTTTATAGCACAGCAAATACTCGTGTGCCTAATAATCAAAATGAATTTGCGCAATTTTGCTACGGAAATATGGCTTCTTGTAAGGATGGTGATGTTGAGATGTGCTTTAGAAATAGCGATCATTAAAAATTGTTTTAATAGTTTTAAATTGTTTTTGTTAATAATTTGTTAATTTGTTAATTATTTGTTAATTTGTTAATAAAAAAAATAATATATTATTTAAAAAAATAATATATTAAATACATATAAATGACTTCAACTGTGGCATATCCATATACATTTGATTCAATGTCTAGAATTGGCAATGATAATCCTGCAATTGATCAGCGCAATATTCAAAATATAAATGAAGCTAATTACAATTTAGAGAACTTTTATCCAGCCTGTCCTATGTCAACCGCTATTGACTTTGCTTTAAGTCAACCCAATGTTTTCTATAAAGGTTCTCACGAAGGAGGCGTAAAAGGGTGCGCAATAGAGGCAAATAATGATTTAAAATATACTCATATTTCGCGACCTGCTTGTAAATTGTCGCTAGTAACAAGACCCTTTTTAACTGTGCCATATTTAGGAAGAGGCTACGGAGACTGCACATTAGAAGCACAATTAAGAACCGGACAATTTGATTTAAATAAGAAAACAGTTAATAATATGATGGAGCAATCCTTTTCAGATTATCAAAACTATCCTCTAATTGATAGTCTAAAAGAAACTGTTTCAAATAGTGCTTATGTAATTGAAGATGACGCTATGAAAGGTTGGCAGCGTGGTGGTATGAGTGCGCGCGAATTTGCACGCAATCAAGATAAGCAATAAGGGGACTTTTCGAAAAAGCGACTATATAGTTTGTTAAAAAGTGTTTAAGTTGTTTTTTTATTATATATATTTTATTATTTTATTATTTTGTTAGTATTATTTTGTTATATTATTATTTTGTTATAATAATATAATATGGCATTATTTAACATAGTGGCTAAAAATACAAAAAAGTTAAGAAATATAGGAACTAGAAAATTTAGAGCTCTTAGAAAAAGATTTTTAACAAGAAAAGCGCCGTCTTTAAGCCCTAGAACAAAACTTGTTACGCAAATACAAAGAACATACAGAAAAAAATTGAAATCACGAGAAGCATTAAAGAAAAAACTTAAAGACGCACGTGAATGGGCTGCTCGTGAAACCGCCGATATTGAGAGAGCCAGCGCTATTATTGCGTTTAATCAAGCACAATTAAAAAATAGAACAGCGCTTGACGGGTCAAGTGTAAGAATGACGCGGGGTCATAAAAAAAAATTAGAAGAAGAACTTAGGGATGCACAATGGGTAATAAATAGTCATAATAGGTATAATTATAGAGCAAAAGTGCGTGAATTAGAGCAAGAATTAAGCAGAAAATAGAGAGATGTTTATATTATTTTTTATATTGCCATATTATATATGACAATATATAACTTTGTAAGAAATAAAACAAGAAAATTAGGCAATCTAGGCACTAGATTAGGCACTAGATTTGTAACTAGAAAAAACAGAAACACTAAACAAAGTTTAGTGCCAAGTCCTAAAACGCAACTTATTACGCAAATTCAACAATCTTATAGAAAAAAGTTAAAAAGACAGCGTGATATATCTAACTTTGCAAAAAAGCGAGCTACACGAAAAATTATGACTGCATATAAAAGAGCGTCAGCAAATCCAAATCTTGATGAATGTGCTATATGTTTAGGTCCTATGTTAAATCCCGCTGCTACAACAACACTTTACCATTGCAAACATAAATTTCATACTTCATGTATTAAAGATTGGTCTATACCAAAATTTCATCCTCGTTGTCCTCTATGTACATCACGAATATTATATTATGAAAACCCCACTGTTGTAAGACCAACATTAAATCAACAAGCGTTCATCAGGAAGCTTAAAGCAGTACAAGAACAAGCAGCGCAAGATGTTACCAAAATTGACGAGGCTAACTCTATTATACGAGAGTCTAGAAGAGCGCTAAAAAAAAGACGAGCACTTGACGGTTCAAATGCAAAAATGTCAAGGAAGGAAATGGAAAGTTTAAAGCAACAAATAGATAAGGCAAATGAAACTATAAATGCTCATAGTATTTATGATTATAGCGCATTTGCAAGGCGATTAGAAAACGAATTAATACAAAATAGAATAAAAGAGCGCGAAAAAGCCGAAGACGAGGACGAACAGGAACGTGAGTACGAGAGACATCGTGCTCTACGACGCCAATCTAGACTACAAAACGGTGGAGGTGCTCATTGTTTAGAATGCAGTCACCATTAGTAACTCTTTAAATCGTTTTTATAATATTATATAATATTACTCCTCATAAATAAAATTGATAACTAATTCTTTAAATCTTTTTTATATATTACTATATATATAATATGCCATTATATGATTTTATGAAAAAAGTAAAAAATAAAACAACTAAATTATTTACAAGAAAACCAAAATCCAAAACCAAATCTAACTCTAATAAAGGTGTTGCATCTCAAAAGAAAAGAGTGACTTTAAATCCAAGAGGCACACAAATTCTTGAAACTATTCAAAAATCGTATAAAAAGAAATTAAAAAGACAGCGTGACAT